TGGGTGTTTCCGGCGGCGCGGCCTGCCGGACAGCGCGCTGCACGTTGCACTCCAGACAGCGCCAACGGACAGTCTCGCCCGTGCGCGGATGCCGGCAAGGCCGCGCCGCCGGAAACACCCACGCCCACTGCCACGAGAACGCCCAGGCCGGATACTTCTTCGACAGCAGCCCCGGCAGCGCCACGGGCAGGCCGTTGGCCTTGTCCATCTCCCAGACCGCGCGGGCGTGGGTGAGTTGGGCCTTGATTTCAGCGACCAGCGAGCACGGCAGCGCCACCACGCGGTCCTTGCCACCCTTGGCCCCGCGTATGATGAGCCGGGATTCGGACAGGAGCACGTCTTTGACCCGCAGGTTCAGCGGCTCCGACACCCGCAGGCCCATCCCGTAAAGCATCCGCACGATCAACCCGGTCGGGTAGCCGCCCACGTCCGGCACGGTGGGCAGTAGGGCGCGAACGTCTTCGACCGACGGGGCAGTGCGGACCATGACAGGCCGCTGCGCGCGGAGGGCGTCCACCTTGCCAAGTTCAACCTTCAGCACCTCGCGGTAGAAGAACAGCAGGGCGCAGAAGGCTTGGTTCTGCGTGGACGCTGAAACCTCCTGTTGCGCCAGTTGCGTGAGGAATGCCTCCATCTTATGTTCAGGCTTGCCCGTCTGGCATCGCTCCGAAACAAAGCGAGCGAAGCGGTCAATCCACCCACAGTAACTCTCCTCCGTGGCGCGGCTCAAGTGGCGCAGACGGATCACGTCGCGGGTCTTTTGAATGGCTTCGGTGGTGGTCATGTTATGCGACTGTTATGTGAAAAATAGCTTCACTTTGTTGCCGAATCACCGTTAGGGCGCAGAGCGGCGCGTTTAGCTGTTCGTGCGCGCACCATTGCCCGCGCCTGCGCTTTTGTGAGCTTACGCTTGCTCTTCTGTCCGCCTCGCCGACCGATTTCGGCGAGGTATTTTCGGGCTTCTGGATTCATGCTTCGAGGAAAGCGTTTATCATTTTGCGGAGATACGGCACGTTCAGGTCCAGTAGGCGGGCCAGCTTTTGCAGTCCGTCTTGCTTCGGCGCGAAGGCGTATCCGTTGACCCGCACGTATTCCATCCAGAGGCTGCGTCCCATCTCGAATTGTTCGTTGTTCGTTTTCATGGATACAGACTATCGTAAGCGGCTTACGTTGCAAGATATTTCTTCACTTATTTTCGAGCCTCGGAAACTGCGCCCTAACAATCGGATGCAGCGAACCGGGCCATCGCGCCTCACTTGCAATCCGAGCCTCCCGTGTGGCCCGGTCGCTGATCCGCACCGTTACACGGCAAACAGGTCGCCGCTGGTTTCATTACCCCATGTCGTCCATCCGTCACGCTTGCGCCGTGCGAACAGTTCCAGATATGGGCCGTCACTGAATTTTTCGATGATTGCATAGGATTGGTCAGGTTTCGCGGAGTGTTCGCCAACGCCAGCCTTGAACCACGTCGGTTGGCTTTTACTTTTCGGTTGCACCTTGCCGCGAGTGGCGAGCATCAGGTGTTCGGTTGAGCCACGCATCCAGTAGCCCATGCCGATTGCCGGGTTGCCGTCTTTCGTCACCTTTGCCCATGTGAGCAGGCTTCGATATTGGAAGCCCCACCGCGTCACGAGTTCGATGCCTTTGGCGAGCATCGGATTTACCACCCACAGCCAGAGCGTTGCATCCGGCGCAGCTATGTCGCCGATTGGCATTGCCGCTATGTCATCGAACTTCATTGTTGAGTAGTGGTTTTGCGGTGCGCCTCGCCAGCCAGTTCCCGCCACTTCTGTTTTTCTCGTCTCGAAGGTGTAAGTCCAAGGAGGATCAGCTACGACGGTTTTGAAATTGCCGTGTAACAAATCGTTGCAGGACGACACAGACCCGCTTCGCAGCACGGAGTCGCGGGCTTCGTCGGCAGGCTTGGATTGTTCGAGTGTCGTCATGGTTTCAACGGCGGGTCTGTGCGCCTGAACTCTCCGTTAGGCATCAAGGAACGCCGCCACGCGATTGAACTGCATCCGCTCGGTTGGCGTCCATTTGCGTTTGCCTTTGGTGAGTGACACGATGAGATCATTGAAGAACTGCTTGGCGTTCTTGCGGCGCACAGCCTCTTTGACTCGATGCTTGATTGAATCGTCGAGCATTCCGTCAGCCAGTTTTCGGATTTTCTGTTCAGTCAGTTGTGTTTTCATGTTGATGCCTAACAATGCGCTGGACACGAACCGCTACCCGCCCTCGGCTTCGGCCATGCGCTCTGGTTATTTGTTGGTTCATTTTGCTTTCTACGCTGGCCACCGGGTAGCGGTCGGGCAGCTTAATCGTTGGGCGGCACTAGCTCCATACGCCATCGGAGTGTTCCTGTTTCAGTGCGCTCAGGTTGCGGCGGATGTAGTCGCCCACATCGCTCGTATTGTCGTGCTGGATTTCCTTCCAGAGCCAGTGCAGATAGCTGGCTGGCACATCTTGCATCGGCTCGCCCTTGTGCTTGCCGAAGGGCATCGGGTCAGTGTCTTGCAGTTTTTTCATATTTGTTCCAGTTCGACCGTGCCGCCCAACCATGCGCTCCAGAGAACGGCGCATGAGCGTTTCAGTTGGCAGGCGGCGTCTCTGGTGCGCCGTCTCTGAGCTTATCGTTAGCACGCCGGAGTGCGCGCTGGGTTTTCGCGCGCGATTTCTGGGCCTTCCGCAGTCTCGCCGTGCGCTTGGCGATTTCGGCGGGGGAGTAGCTCTTAGGCACGCCGCGGGCAAACTTTCCAAGCGTGGAGGCGAGCCGTCTTTTCAAGCGGAGCGGAGAGACTTTTGTGGTCGGCACGCCCGAACCGTCGCCCACATAACCGAATGTGTCAATGGTAGAGATTGGTAGCCGCCGCGCTGGCTCACGCTCCCCGTTGCAGCCAGCGTCGCGCCTCTGCCACGTAGTCCTTCCGCCATCGCGGCACGATGGTCACTCGCCCGCGCGGGTGGCTCTGGCTGGTGATGTGGCGCTGCGACCGCTGAAGCGCCGTTGGCTTGCCGGGCTGGTTCTCCCCGCCCCCGCTGACGTGGTAAGCCCCGTTGTCCCAGCCGTAGAGAAAGCCGTATTCGCTGGGATCGCACTCCACCTTGCGACCTGGCGGGCACGCGGCCACGCGGTTGAAGAAGTGAGCATCCTCGCCGCTATCCATCCCGACCGGATAACCGCCAGCCTTGCGCCACGCGGCCTTGCGGAACAGGAATTGGTTCATGGCCTGCGCGTTGGTGCCAGTGACCGTCCATCTGGTGAGATCGAACCGGCCCGCCTGGCGCACCCACTCGCCGCCGTCCAAGTGCGCGACGAGCCACGCGACGTAGTGTGGTAGATAGATGTCGTCATCGTCCCACGTCAGGATGAATTCGCCCCGGCACTGCTCGATGGCGAGGTTGCGCGTCTCCCCTAGCGACGTGGGCCGGGGCGCGTGGTTGATGACGCGGACCAGCGGGTGAGGGATGATAAGCTGCTGGGACGCCAGCGTATTGAACACGACCAGCTCGCGGTCGGGGTAGTCTTGGCGGATGAAGGACTCGACCGCCTCGGCCAGCAGCGCGTTGCGTCCGTAGGTCAAACAGCAGCAGGAGACTTTCACATGGCCGCCAGCTTTTCGTTTCCGACCAGCGTCAGCCACCGCACCAAGTCTTCCGGGTAGTCAAAATCCCGACTCAGGCCGGGGCAATCCAAGTAGCCCAGCAGCGGCGTCGGATAGTTTGGGAATGGGTAGGGAGTGCCGTCTTCACTCTCGGCCGGCAACTTGTTCCACAACCTCAACATCCGCCACGCCCCCCCCGCCGTTAGCTGGTTGCGCTCCTGATTGAGGACGTGTCGCATGACGTTGATCCACGCCTCCATCTCGTCCGCCGCCACGTAGGATGCCAGCAGTTCGTAAAACCGCATATTGCCGAACCAGAGCGAGCGGTCAGCACACGCCGCCACGATGGCCGTCACGTCCTTGGACTCGAAGAAAACGTCGCCGTGGACAAATAGCGTGCTGCCGGTGCCCCCCCAGAGCGGCAGCGACGAGGCGAACTTGTCGGTGTTGAGATCGCCCGGAAGCGGGTCCACGGAGGGCACACCAGGGGCCGACAGGTCGCGGCTGATGACGGTGATGGGCACGCCGGGAACCGCCGCACGGAACTGGCGCACGGTGCGGTGCAGTAGCGGTTCACCCGTCAACGCGAGCATCTGCTTGGGCACGTTCAGGAAGTCGCCCCAGCGCGTGCCTTTGCCACCACAGAGAATGAGGATGCGCGAGATCACCGGATGATGAGGGCTGGGTTGATGAACACCTTGCCGCCGTTACGCCGGATGGCCTGATTGAAGGCGCAGTGCTCCACGTCGGCATCGTGGAACGTGCTCTTGCGCGAGTAGCGGCAGCCCTTCAGGAAGCTCACTTGATACACCCCAAGCCCGCCAAAGGCCGACTCCACCTCCAGCGGCGGCGCGTTGGCCGGGATGTGCTTCTTGTGGACGTGGATGAACTGCTCGATGGCCTCCTCCGGCGTCATGCCGGCGGGACGGTGCCAGACCTTTTGCCAGCAGTCGTAGGGGCACCACTCAGAGCGGAGCGCCCAGATGTCGTAGTATTTGCTGGAGATGTTCGCCGTCATCGCCGCCCATCCGTCGAGCGGATAATTGAAGCACGACTGGATGGACGCCTCGGGGATCGGCTCCTGACAAATGCCGTCCATGTCCAGCATCACCATGAAGTCCGCCGGCTCGCGCCACAGCTCGTCGAGCAGCGCGTTGCGGCACTCCGGCAACCGCTCAGTGCGCGTCCTGAATCGGCGGTCTAGGCCCGTGAGGCTGATGTGCCGGCGCGGGCGCGGGTCGCTCCGCTTCCAACTGGCGAGCATGGCGGCGGTGCGGTCCTTGGAATCGTTCTCCACCACGGCATAGCGCGCGGCTCCGAACAGCGCCCCGATGCGCGCGAAGTTGGCGAGCACGCCGGGGAGTTGCGGTTCCACGTCGCGGGCACAGCCGCAGACGAGCACGGAGAATTTTTTAAGGTCAACCAGCATAGGGGTGTTCTTTGAGCCACGACGTTACCGCAGAGAAGTAGGGCACCGGACTGAATTGTTTCACGCTGGCGAGATGTCCGGCCACGAGCTGCTCCGCCGCCGCCCAGTCCGTGTCCCGCACCCGCGCCACGGCTTGGGACCATTGGCCCGGTTCCAAATCTTGCAGGTCACACACGAAGCAGCCACACGCCGCACCTTCCATGAGCCGAGGCATGAACGGGACGGCGACGCCGTGATTGCCGCGCAGGCTGATGACGCCTTGGTAGCGGTTGAACGCCGCGATGGCTTCCAACGGGTCGCTCTTGGGGATGTTCAGGATGTCCACCAAGCTCTCGCGGACCAGCTCACGCAGGAACACCTGGCGCTGAATCCCGTGCCACGTCCCGAGGAAGCAGTAGCGTGCCTGCCGCTGCGCCCACGGCGTCGTGTTGGTGTAGCGGCTGAAGGCGAATGCCACGGCGGGCATGACCAGCAGCGGCGCACCCGTCTGGCGCAGTCGGAAGTTCTCCCCGTCCAAAGCGGGCGAATCGTTGAGGCCGACCAGATGCGTCATCACCCTCATGGATTGGTGTGCGCGCTTACGAAACGTGCCGTGCTGCGGCGGTTCGCAGAAGAGCATTTCCGTGGAGATGGCGACGCGGGGCTTGCGGATTTCGAGATGCCACGCGGAAACCTTCTCTGGCGTGTCGAACAGCCACGACAGTTGAGTGAGTCCACCGTGAAAGATGACCGCCTCGGCCCGCTGGCAGACCGCCAGCACCTCGGAAAAGTTGCTCTGATGGCTCAACACGGACACGGCCATGCCAGCCGCCACCAGTTCCGCGCCCACCCATTCAGCAATCGCCGCTGGCTCGTTCGGCGGATAGACGTAGGCAAACGGTTTTAGCGAAACATCCAAAGCGTGTGCAGTAGGTGAATCGGGTTCACCGGAACTCCGGCTTCTTGGTTCTCGACTGGTAAAGGTAAATCACGCGCGGCACCGCGCCCATCGTCTTGAGCAGCGGGAGCAACCGCTTGGAGTAGTCGTGGTCCTCGCCAAAGTTCGTCTCGGGAAACCGCACTTGCAACGCCATATCGCGTCGCACCGCGTTCAGGTGGTTGGGCATCCGAAGATAGACTCCGTTCTTCTCGCACCATGCTTTGCATTCGATTGTGTGATGGAAATCCTTGGGTTTGCCGCCGTCGGTCGTGATGATTCCTCGCAGCTCGGCGCAGTCGGGGTTGTTCTCCAACGCCGCCAGCACATCCCTGATGTAGTTCGTGCTCACCAGATCGTCGTCATCCACAAAGGCCACGTAGTCGCCCCGCGAGCGGTCCAGCAGGGCGTTGCGCTTGGCCCCGATGGCCACCGGGCGCGGGCGGTCATCCAGCAGCAGCTCGACGGGCTTCCCGTGGATTTGCCGGTCGAGCACGGAGCGCAGCCGGCGCAGGAAGTGCGCTCGTTCGGGCACCGTGGGCACCAAGATGCTGAGTCGGAACACGCTCATGTCCACGCCCTCGGATAGTTGGCCGCGCGCCGCGCGTGGTAAGTGTCACGGTCAGGTCCGTTCATGGCTTCGTTTCTGAGGTGCAGCGAGTCTGGCTTGTGCGCGCCAATCCAATCATGCCGGATGATGCACCGGGCCAGCTTCTCACTCTGTCCGTCCCGCTCGGTCACGTCTTGAAACTCCTGGTCGCAGAAGAGGCTTTTGTAAGCCGGATGGTATAGGTAGCCCCAGTCGTCCACGAGCTTGCGCCCCATGATGGGCAGCGTGTTCAGCCCGTTCCGGTTGAACCCATCCTCGAAGTGCAGGACGCCATCCAGCCCCGGCCATACACGGCGCATCGTCTGGCAGATCACGTCATCATAACCGCGCACCACGGGCACCATGTCATCACTGGCCAGCACGAGCACGTCGTAGTCGCCCAGCTTGTCCAAGTCCGCGTTGATGGCCTGCACCTTCGTCTTGGAGTGTCCTACGTGCCAGTCGAGATTCTTCTGCCGGCTCAAGAACCCGTGCATGATGGGCGAGTTCATGAGCGAGTCATCCTCATCAATGGACACCACGAAGCGGACCTGGTTCCGGCCCGAGAGATGCGACCGCCACTGGCGCAGGGTTTCGCAGAACAGCTTGGGCCGGCCGCGCGTTGGGAATTTGACCAGCAGCCTCACGATGCCGTGGTGGTCGAGCTGGTGGAGGTGTCCGACGTGCTCGACGACGACGACGAACTGGTCGAGCCGTCTTCAGCGGTCCCCACGCACGGTTGATGGATGATGAAGTCCCAGTTCATTGGAGGTTAATTGACGATCAACCCGGCGTCTCGCAGGGCGTGTTGATGAGGTAGTCGAAGCGCATTGAATCAAGCACTGGTTACTGTCCAAATAGCGTTCACGTCAAACGATACAGTCAAGCTTGTGAAGAGTCCAGCAGGGCATTCCCTTTCCTCACCAGGATAAGGGTCAGGACCAGCGCCATCAGCAACATACCCATCATTAGTTTCAAGTTGCCATGCCGAGTCACCTCCAACAGGAACAAGAGGGTTGCCACTTATTGTCCACTCAATATCTCCATGAGTTCCACCGCTGGAAGTTCCTTTCCAAATCCGGCAGGGATTGCCTTCGTCGGCAGTTGATCGAGACAGACTTATGGCAGCCGATCCGTAATACTCGATGAACAAAGCCTCGTAAATTCCACCCGTGATTTGGAGGCTGAGGTTGTTTGGGCAAGCATCATCGCAAGGAGAGCACTCCAGCGTCACTGTGAAGTCCACGTTGTCGTAACAGCTTCCACTGTCGCTCACCGCGTAGGACCGGTAGGTGTAGATTCCAGGATTGGCTAGGCACGGAGCGTAGTCAGGTCCGAACGACCCAGTAGCCACGCCGTCAATGAGCTGCGCGAACCCGGTCAGCACCCCGCCTGTCACCGATACCTGATCGGAGAGCGTCACCGTGTAGCACGGGCAGTCCGGTCCCGTCACAGTGGCATTCAAGTCAGAAGCCGTGATTTCCACCGCGCAAGGCAGGCAGTCCGCCGCCAAGCAGGCTTCTAAGGTTGGGTAAGAACCGCTGTGTCCTATAATAGCAACACAATTTCCAGACACGCAGTTGTAAGTAACCGGATCAGGCGGAGGTAAACAGGTAATCTGGCAAGAAGCATAGAACACGTAGCCATCCTCCATGTAGATGTTCAAGCGATAGTAGGAGCCAGAAGCCGGAACCCCCACTGATTCACCAAACAAGAACCAGTCCTGATCTGAGTCGCCGGCCTGGGCGAGATTGTCCGTGTAGGCGGTTTCAATCTGACCGACTGCGTTGTCAATGACCACCGGGTAAGAGTTGAATCCGCCTTGGATGATCTGCTTGGTGGCCCACGACCGGCCCGTGGTCCAGTTGCCAGAGCTATCGGTCTCGAACATCTCCACTCGTTTGATGACTGCGCCCGGCTTGAACCGGAAGTTCAGTTTCCAGTTGATGTCGGGACTTCCGTCCGAATGAAACACCCCCCACGCACCGGCGCGATCAGTAGTCGTGCAAAGCGTGGTCAGCTTCGGAGCGAATCCGTCGGGGCCAACGATGTCGGGGTCGTTGGCATCCCGGTAAGCCGACTGTGTGACCTGTGACGGGCACTCGCGGAGGAACGCCGCCGCCTTGACGCTACCAGCCGCGAGGTCGAACGAACCCACATACGCCAGGCTGGCGCGCGTCGGTTCGGTTCCGTCCGTGGTGTAGTAAATCGTCGCCCCCGCCGTCGCGCTGTTCAACACCACGCGGATGGGGTAGGTGACGATGGCCCCGGTGGGCGGGTAAAACACCACCTCGGCCACGTCCGGGCAGGTGGACTGGTTGTCCGTCGTGGTGGGTGTGCCGTCGGGCAACGCGGGGTGTGATCCGTCGGGGGATTCCGACGTGCCACCCGTGGGGCGGGTGAACTCCACGTAGGCCGTGCTCTGCCGCGCCAGGCTCGGCTCGCAGCCGCGCACCATCGTCTCCTGCCGGCATTCCCAGATCAGGTCGCGGATCGCTTCGTCGTAGTCGCGCCGGAAGGCGGCCCACGCCGCGTCGTCCCTATCGTAATCCTTGGCCTGACCGGCCGCCACGAAGTAGCGCACTGCCCGCTTCAGGGTGGGGTCATCCTCCAGCACGTCCCCGTCATCCCACTCGCGCTTGATGCCGTCCCACTCGACGATGATGGTTTCCGTGCTCTGAATCCACGGAGCCACGTAGATGCGACCCCGCTCGATGGCCCACACGCCCTTGCGCGCCCGGCCGCACCGGCTGTCCGTGCTGGACTGCGGGTAGTGCAACCCCATAGGAAGCGCCGCCGCGTTCAGCCAGCCAGCGTCCGTCGGGGTCGGAAAGCTCTTCTCACCACACATCGCCAGCGGGTAGCCGAACACGCTGCTCATGGCCGTCCCGCAACTTCCGCACCCGCTCGCCACGGCGGCGACATACTTCTCCATGTCGCACTTGCGCACCTGCTGGTAGTCAATCCGGCTACACCAATCCAATGGTGCGGCGGCATCCTCGCGTCCCGTGGTGGGGTTGATGCGGTCCACCACGTAGAGGCGCTTGATGGCCCCGCGCGGAGCCGGCAGCAGCGTCATACCACACTGGAAGTAGGTCGCGCACTGCGGGAAGATGTTGGTGTTGTTGTAGGTCAGGCACTCCGACATCCGTTGCGCGTCCACCAACGCCTCCACGAACATCTTGTCGTGCGCCGGTCGCAGGTTCGCCGCCTCCCGCCCCGGAAAAATCAGCGGGCGAAGCTCTTCCTTGAGGTTGGCGAAGGTGTAGGGCACGGGTCAGGGAGCAATCCTCACCACTTCCTCCCGCACCGGGGCCATGCTGACGGGCATGGTGGGAGCCTTGATCTTCGGAGGTCGGCCCCGCCGCGGCACCAGCAACGGCGCGGGCACATCACTGGCGAGCGGTTCCATTACGAGCGGTTCAGGACTGGGCGCGACGCTTGCCACAGGGGGCGCATCCTCCACCTCCGGGGCTGCGGACGACTTGCGCGGGACGATTGGGTTGACCACTCGGATGACTGGCTGCATATCGCTGGAGCGCGGCGCGAACGTCACCGAGAGTCGCTTTTTTTTTAACTCCAAGTAGGTGCCTTCATCAATCCGCACCACGCCCTGCTTGCCCACCACCCGGTCCAGCAACGTCACCAGATTGGTGTCCTCGGGCGATTCATCGTCCAACTGGAGCAACCCCGTGTTGCCCGGCAACACCTCGAACGGCAGCGGCACGCCGCCGATGCCGATGACCTTGTTGCTGACTTGCTCCTTCTTGAAGTAGTGCTTGCTCATGTTGAGTTGCGGCAGATTACCCCAACGGATAACGATAAAGCAAGGGGTCTGTTCAACAAAAACCCGGCGAGGGATCGCCTCGCCGGGTCCGTAACGTCGCGCCCGTGGTTACGCGGCCGACGTGGTGGTGCTGCTCGAAGTCGCGGGAGGATACGCGATGTCGTCCGGGTTGGTGCTCGGCTCGGGCACCTCGCTGGAGAAGTTCTCCAAGATGAGGTTGCCGGCAGGGCACTCCACCACGGCCGTCCAGGTCACGGAGGTCAGCGTCTTCTCCTCCGTGGGCACCTTCATGGTGCAGGCGTAGGTCGAGTCAATGGACTGGAGCGTGCGCGGGTCCAGCTTGGTCACGACGCGGTTGCTGGCGATGATGCCGGGGTAGATGCCCCGGAAATCCAACACCCAGAGCAGGCGCTTGGCGTTGGCGAGGGCCGCGCTGACCGTGGCAGCGGCGGTGATCACGTCATCGAAGTAGTCGTGCGAGATGACGTTGATGGTGAGACCAGCGGGCCAGTTGAGCTTGTAGCTCCGGTAGTAGAAGCCGAACTGCGCCTGCCCGTTCTTGACCTGCACCGGGTGCGTGGGAGCCACCGAGCCGCCCATGTCCATGTTCACGCGCACCTTGTCGTCCAGCTTGCCGTTCATGTTCTGGAACATGGCGGTGTTGATCTTGTCCGCCGTCACCGAGTCGGTGAAGAGGTCAATCATGTTGGAGTTGTCGCCCTGGCCCTTGCGCACGCGCCACATCTTGTAGAGGGACGTGAGCAGCGCCGGCAGGTTGAGCTGCGCGCCTTGGAGGTCCACCACGCGGCCGCACTCGGCCATCTGCTGATACACGCCCACTGCGTTGGCGCGCTTGCCGATGCACTTCTGGCCGGTCGCCACGTCGAGCACGCTGGAAGCCGCCGTTTCGATGTCCGCGAGCGCGGTGTAGCCGCCGACCGTCTGGTTGGGCAGCGGGGGCTGGAAGAAGAAGGTGTTGACCCACTTGCGCTGGAAGTCCGCGCCGAGCTGGCGGTTCTTCTCCACCTCGTCGAGGTCCTGGTATTTCTTCCAGTAGGGGTTGTTGGCGAGGAGCAGCTTGCGATACTCGTCGTAGAGTTCCGACTTGCAGGAGGCATGGCGGCTGGTCTGCGTCCAGAAGGGCACGTCCTGCCGGGTGATGTAGGCCGTGGCCTCGTCGCAGAAGCTCTCGTAGTCCGAGACGTTGTTGACGCCGCGCCGGAGCAGGCCGGTGACGGGGTTCACGATGCGGTCGGGATCGAGGTTCGACGCCGCATCCTGCGACGTGAGAACCACGGTGCCGGAGTCGCCGGAGCCAGTGGAGGAATACACCTGCCAGTTGGTCATCGTCGCCGTGCCGCCGTCGGTCACGCCTTCAATCGTCACCGTCTCGCCGACGATGAAGCTGCGCACGTCGAACGGGACGCCAGCGGTGGAAGTCACCGTCACCTGCCATCGGCCGCCACCCGCTGACTGGCCTGCGCTGACCGCCCAGAACTCGTTGTTCACCGGGCTGGTGCGCTTGCCGAAGACGAACGGCCGGATGCGGATCAGGCCGGAGTTGAGAGCGTCGGTCTGGACCTTGTGGCTCATGTCCACGCGGTTCGCCATGAGGAAGTCGTAGAGACCGTTCACCGGGGCTTCGCAGCTCTTGATCTCGAAGTCCGAGTCGAAGAGCGCGTCCATGACGCGGTAGTTCCCGTCGCCATCCTGAAACAGCGTGGCGAGATCGTCCGCCGTGGTGGGAATCGCCTGGCAGAGGGTGATGCTGCCGCACGCCTTGATGTTGGTGGTCTTCGCGGGCGCGCACTTGGCGAAGATTTCTGGTGAGATGGCCATAGTTTGTATCGGTTGCTGCGTTGCTACAGCCGCCCGACCCAAGCACCATGCTCACGCCGTTTGGCCTATGAACTCAGCGTGCGGCCGAGATACCGTTCCTCCCATGAACCCATCGCCTGCTGCGCTTTGGAGCCGCTCTGCCCCTTCGCACCCGCCGTTTTTGGCTCCACGGTGGCCGTCGGCGACTGCGGTTTGGTAGTCGGTTTGACTACTTTTGCGGCGTCCGCTGGCGGGGTTTTTGCCGCCATGCCCTTCTTCTCGGCCCACGTCGAGAACTCCTTTTCCCGGTCGGCCAGCAATTTTTCTGCCCCCGTCTTGAGGTCTTGCACCGCCAGGTAGCGCAAATCCGGCGCGGTGAAGGTCCAGTGTTTTGCCCGCTGCGCCGCACTCATGGCGTGGTATTTGCCAGCAGGGGCGAACTGCTTGCCGTCCTGCGTCTGGTCGGTGGTGGGGCGGGCCAGCATGGCGGCTTCCGTCGCCAGCGCGAAGGCGCTGATGTCCTTGTGCATCCGGTTGGCGGAGTCGTAGGTGACGGTGCCGTTGAACAACCGCTCAATCTCGGTGCCGATGGCGACGGCCACGTTCGCGCTGCGCTGGAGCACATCGGCCTTTACCGGGTCCAGGTCGGCCAGCTTGGCGGGGTCCACGGTGCCGTCCGGGTTCAAGGCTTCCGCTGCGGCATCTCCACCCAACTCCCCCAACAGTGTGCGGGCGGATTCCGCCGCCGCCTGCCGGGCCTGCGGTTCCAAGGTGCGCTGCCGCTCCTTGCTCGCCATCTCGTCGCGCAACGCCTGGGCGCGCGCATCCGCCATCGCCTCGGCGTAATCATCGTCCTCCCAGTCCACGGCCACGGTGTCGAAGAAGGCGTCATGCTGTGGGTCGGCCTTGTCGAAGGTTTCGCCGGGATGCTCGCGCTTCCACGTCGCCTCGTAGTCGGATGACTTCTTCAGCCCCTCGGCGTAGCGCGTGGCGACATCCTTGTATTTGTCCGGGTTGGCCATCTCCATCACCCGCAGGTATTCCAGCTTGCGCTGCTCCTTGGCGGGCAGTTCCGCGTCGCTCGCGGGTGCCGGTTGGGCGCCCTTTGGCTGGGCATCCGTCGCCGCCTTCACCGCCTTGCCCACCGCCTCCCCGAGCCGGTCGTAATCCAGCGGTTCATGGGCTGGTTCCGGGGCCGGGGCAGCCTTCGCCTTGGGCTTGGCCTTGGCCTTCGATTCATCATCCGTCTTGGGCGTGGCGTCCTCCTGGGGCTTCTCCGCCGGCGTGGGCTTCGTCTTGGCCTTGGGCTTCGTTTCCCGGTTGCCGTTGAGAAACCGCTCCGTCAGCAGGCGCGCGGCCTCGTTGTCAATCAGGCCCGGCGCGGGCGGAGCCTTGTCCGCTCCGGGCGTCAGGACGGTTGTTTTCTCAGTGGCAGTTCCTTGTGGAACAACGGACGTTTCGGTAGCCGCAGAATAAGCGGACACGACGGGAGTTTCAGGGGTGGAAGGCATGGGAGAGTTACTGGCCGAGGCTGACCTGGCCGGTGTAGAGGTCGTCCCCCTTCGCCAGCTCGTCGAGCACGGCGAGGAAGTGGCGGTAGCACTGGGTTTCCGCGAGGAGTTCGTCCGCTTGGAAGGTGTGATCGCGCCCGCCCTTCAGTGCATCAACGGCGGCGGCGACCGACTCCACCTCGTGCGCGGCAATCTTCGCCTCCGCCACGGCGCGGGCCATCTGCGCCTCCGGTTTTGCCAGCCATAGGGCGAGGTCTTTCACGTCCTTCAGCCCGAGCGGGTTTTCAGTGAAGCGGATCACGGTTGAAATTGCGGCTGCACGGCGGGCACGGGTGGGGCCGACGCCGCCACTTGAAGCAACTGCTGCGTGCGTGTCGCCAACTGTTGCAGTGCCCCTTGGATTTCCTGAATGGCCTGCTGCTGCTGGCCCAGCGCGCTCGCGGCGTCCTGCGCGTTCTGCTGCACCGCCGCCTGCGTCTGGCTGATGGCGGCGGCGGACTGTTCCGCGTTCTGTTGCACAGCCTGCTGGGTCTGCGCGAGGGCTTCAGCGACCGGCTTGGCGACCTGTTCTCCCACCGCCTGCGTCGCCTGTTGCACGGCCCCCTGCTGAATCTGTTCCGCCATCTTCGCCAGTTGCTCCTGCATGGCCTTCACCTGTTCCGCCATCTGGCCTTCGCCACTGGCCCGCAACTCGAAGTCGCGCGGTGCCCCGCCCATGCGCGCGGCCTGCGTGAGCATATCCAGCAGCGCCTTCGGCCCCACGGCCTGTGCGAGCAACTGGTTGCCGGCCACGGCTTGAATCGTCTGCATGAGCACCGTGGCGCTCTGGGCGTCGTCGCCCCGGTCGGGGCCGTCCCGCGTCGAGGCGAACGCTTCCAGTTGAAGCTGCTGCTTCTTGCCTTTCACGCCCCGCTTGCGCCCGTCCACATCGTCATCCTCCAGCGTGAATCCCATGTCCTTCAGCTTGGCGTCGAGGTCGGGGATGTCCGTGCTGACCTGGCTGTCGAACTCTTCGTCGGAGTAGGCTTGGTTCGCCTCGTAAAGCTGCCGCTTCCACGCATCAATGAAGTCGTCCACGAACGTCCCAGTGTAGGCCGCGCGCGTGCTGGTGTTGGCCGAGATGGCCTTGATTTCCTGCGCGCTCTGCTGGTGGCTGGCCGCACTGCCCACCTCCTGCGCGGAGAATTGCAGCATCCGCTCCATCATGTTCAACGTCGCCCAGAGCGTCGCCGTCAGCTCTGCCGTGCTCATCTTCGCCAGCGTGACGGGGATGACGGCCGCAGCGGGGTTGGTGCCGGCGCGCTGGGCCTTGAGGCTGTCGAAGGCGGCGAAGTTCAACCCCCGGAACATCATCTCGTTCGCGTTCTGGAATTGCAGGATGTCCGTCTGGTCAATGAGGTTCTTGTCGTAGAACTGAAGGTTGGCGAGGTTCTGTTTCGCCGTGAGGATGATCTGCGAGAGGATGTTCCCGAGGTGGTCTTGGAACGGGATAATCTCCAGGGCGAGGCTGCTGTTACGGTCGCGCAGCTCGTCGGCGTCGTAGCCGCAGTAGAGCGTCGGGGAGTAGGCGCACGGGCCAGCCCAGACAATCGTGTCGTCGCTCGCCACGTCGAAGGCGAACCACACCGGGCAATCGTAGGTGCCCAACCCCCAGCGCTTCGGCACCAGCTTCATCCAGACGCGCGTGAGGAACACCGCCTCGTCATCGTTCGCCTTGGTGTAGAACGCGGCGCGCTGCTCCCGGTCGGACTCCCGCGTAGGCTCGGCACACGGCAGCTTCATCGAGCACGGGTAGATGGTCTGGAAGTAGCGACCGCTCAGGCCGCTCTCCATCCAGTTGCGCCCGTAGCTGATGGCCTCGGTGTTGTAGTAGAGCGGGTTGTCCTTGATGCTGCCATAGCGGCGCACGCTCCAGTAGCCGGCATACTCGCACCCGCTGTCCGAGTTGAACGTGGCGAGGCTGTGCGTGAGGTCGTAGAAGAACCGGCTCGGGTGCGGTTGATGGTAGCGCAGTCCTTCCTTCACCGTCTGCTTCTTGCCGTCCGGTCCCTCCTGCTCCTCGACGTGCCAGATTTCCTCGGGGAACTGGAGCATGACGCCATAGAGCAACGTCTTGAAGATGGCGTCCCGCAGCACGCTGGCGTAGCCGTAGTTCGCTGTCATGGCCGACACCAGGTCGGTGATGATCTCGCAGCGCACCCGGTTCTGCGTGGTGCTCTTCAGCGCCTCATACTTGAACAGCGGAATCTGGTTGCGGTCGGTGAACAGCTTGGCCTGCCGGATGGTGACGTAGCTCTTGACCGCCGGAATGAGAATCTTGAAGAAGCTCGGCACGAACGGAGCCTTCACCGTCTTGCCGTTGGCCCCCTTCACGTCGCAGAAGAAGTTCGCCAGGTCGAGGTTCCACTCCTTGCCCGCCTTCATGGCCTGCTCGTAGGTGGCCGTGCGGTCGAGGCTGCCCAGGACGTGCTGCACCAGCGTCGGCGTCGTCTGCGCGTAGGGTGCCTCGTAAGCCGTATCAATGGCGAACCAGATGCGATGGTCCCGCAGGTTCTTCTCGCGCCCCGATTGGATGCGGTCCCGGATCAACCCCCGCAACTCGCGCACCTTGTCGGACTGGTCCGTCTCCGGCAGCGTGAAGATGGCCTTCAGCGCGGCGTCGTCGCACTTGTGCTTCTCGAAGAGTTCCGGGGATGGCATCAGGCTTTGGCGGGTTTCTTCACCAACAGCATCACCGCCGCATGGTCGGGACCGCCCTTGGCCGGCTTCTCCGCCACCGGCGTTTCCACAGCTTCCTCCTCCGGTTCCTTCGCCTCGTAATCCACGCTGTCCACGGCCAGCGAAAGGCCACCACTGGCGTCTCGCGTCACGGTGCCTGTGACCGTCACCGTCTTGGTTTCGCCATCCGCACAGTCCGCCAGCGCGGCGAAGCGTTCGTCCTTGGTATCGAGCGTCAACGTGTTCATGGGTTGCAATCTGTCGCGATTAACGATAAAGTGCAAGCGGAATCAATGACACCTACCGCTCCGTGGCGTCCGGCCACTTCGCCCATGCAGGACCAGATTCGCTGGCGTTGCTCTCCCTCCAACCCGGACAAGAAGAAGTTCGTGTGTGTGTCCGGGCCGCGAAAGTCCTCCAAGACCATTGGCTGCCTCCACGCCATCGTGCAACACGCCTGGGAGACTGACCGGGGCCGCGTCTGCATCATTTCCCCCTCCATCACCGCCGCGTCGGACGCCGGCCCGTGGGACCAGCTCGTCAATAGTATCATCCCCGAGTGGATTGCCGCCGACTTCGGCTTGGAATGGGTGCGGGAACCCTACCAGGAAGGCGTGTCCAAGAAGCTGAAGTGCTCCATCACCAACCGGCACGGCAACACCACGACGTTCCAACTGGAGTCCATGAAGGAGGGCGAGGGGGAGATCGGAAAACGCTTCAAGGGCAAGGCGTTCTCCATGCTCTACTGGTCGGAAGTCGGCTCATGGGTGAAGCAACGCTCCAGCTTCGACATGGTGATGGAGTGTCTGCGGATGCCGCATCTCCAAGGGCGCGAGCACGTCATGCTGCTGGACACCAACCCCGCCGATGAAGGCGAGCGCAGTTGGATTTACCAGCTCTTCTACAAGTTCCGCAACCTCGACCTGCCAGAGTTGAACGCCGCCGCCAAGGAGCGTGGGCTGGAGGGCACCGACCTGCTGGCCTTGCGCGACCAACTCGACCTGCTGGAAGTCTTCGTGGGCGACAACCCCTACCTGACCGCCAGTGACCTCGCCCTGCTCAAGGCGCAATACGCCCACAGCCCCGACCTCTGGAACCGCTACTACCTGGGCAAGTGGACCACGGCGGCGGGGGACTCGATCTTCTACGACGTGTTCCGGCCGGCCATACACGTCGTCGGCGACATCGAGACGCCCACCAACCCCGAGCCGGAGATGATGCTGCCGGAGGAGGGCACGCACGAGCTATACACCGGCTGGGACTTGGGCCACTCCAACCACGCGGTCGTCATCATCGAGCGGTTCCTTGCGGCTGGGAAAACCGAGGGCGTGGCCGGCTTCAAGGTGCTCGACGAGATCGTGTTCATCCGCAGCGACGAGACGGTGGGCGACATCACCGAGATGATGCTCAAGAAAATGCGCTACTGGGAGACGGTCGCCGGCCGCAAGTTCCGCTGGACGCACTACTCCGACCGTTCCGCCTTCGATGCGCGCGAGCCGATTTCCGACCGCTACCACTTCGAGGAGATTGAGCTGGCGAGCCACGGGGAGATCACTATGCAGGGTGTCGCACGCAAGCACGGCAGCGTGTTCTTCCGCGTGGACCTGGTGCGCAAGCTCCTCCATCAGGACCGGCTGTTCGTGAACAACGACAAGTGCCCCATGCTCATCCAGAGCTTGCAGGGGTTGAAGAAGGGCCGCAACGGAGCCGCCGTGGACCGCCAGTCCGACCACAAGCACGCCTTCGACGCCCTCACCTACGCCCTGTCCGCCCTGTGCTACGACGAACTCCAGCGCGCCATCTCACAGGACATGAACACCAACCGGCCCAAGGGCGGCGGCGGGATTATTGCGGTGCCGCTTTGAGAAATTCCACCGCTGCTGGACAATCAGCCTCGGCCACATCGCGCGCCCACACCGCGTTGTCACTGATTACCCCAGCCTCCTGAAGCGCGTCCATCGCCCTCGCCTCGTCGGCTCCATTGCCAGCCAGATAGTCTTGGAGCGTGTTCACTTCACCGCCTCCGCCATCACCCGGAACACGCCCTGCCTCCGCCGCTCCCTGGAGTAGGCCGCGATGCCGGTGCCAGTCATGCCGCCCAGCGGGTCGCGCCGGCCAATCACGGACTTGCGCAACCGCTCCCGGTCCTTGGACTGGTTGAGCAGGTCCACGTCGCACGCGCCGGCAATCGCCTCGATGGTCTTGAGCTTCACCCCGGCCCACGAACGCTTGGCTGCGATGCGCGACAAGGTGCGGGTCGGCACCCCGGCCCGGGCGGACACCTCCTCCAGCGTCAACGTGCGCCCGTCCTGCCGCGCCAGCGCGAGGCACACGGCGGGGGGCAGCCGGTCGAGATGGGCGATCAGGCTCACTTGGACTTCTCCTTTGTGCAGTCGCAGTCCTTCGCCAGCAAGGCGGTGTGGCCGTCCGCGCGCAGTTGCTCCCACGCCTCCGCCTGTTGTGTGCCCGTGCCGCCGTCTAGTTGGGGCAGCCCGGTCAGCGCCAGCACTCGCTTCACCGCCTCCGTGTGCAAGTCGTGCCGCAGCCGCTCATCCACCCGGTCCATGTCCGCGTTCTCGATCACGATGACCTTGCCCGTCGGGAACTTGGGCGACGCGATGAAGGCGTAGCGCCCGTCCTTGGCCTTCAAGCCTGTGTGCGACTCCAGCAACTCCAAGCACGTCGAGCAGGGCGCGCTCAAGGGCAGCGCCGCCGCCTTGGTGCCCGCGTAGCTGTGGGCGCACCCGCAGATGGAGCACGTCGCCGTCGGCACCAGCTTCAGACCAGACTTGCCAATGCTGCCAGCACGCTGGCCGCGCACGATGCCCGGCAGCATGGCTGCCAGATGGCGGAGGGTTTCGGGGGATGGTCCGTCGGTCATGGTGTGTGGTTGTTAGCGTCGCATATGCCGCTTGAGTTCCTCAAACAGCCTGACTGCTTCAGTGACGGAATATGCATCGAATCTGTGATTAAAACCATCCCTTCGCCACTCTTTGCCATTGTCGAAATGTCGCGCTTCAGGTTCGTCTTCTCCATCATCGCGGACTCTGTTGGTGTAGTGACCGCTTGCCAGTAGTCCTTGCATAATTGTGGCTACGCATAACAACTCACTGGCGACCGTATGTGGGCACCCCTTACACCCGCACCCGGTTCCGCCTTGGCCTTGCAAGCCTGGCGAACCGCACGGTGGGCACGCGGGTTCGCCCTGAAGCGACGCGCCCGACCCGGAGCCGGTTGACGCTGACGCCCCGGACACGACTTCGGGCGGGACTGCTGATGCGTGCGGCGCTTGCATTGCCCAGACCCTGCCGCGATACGCCACTTCTGGCAAGCCCAAATC